GCGGGCCTGGAGCGCGAGCAGCTCGCACCGCTGCGCCTCGCTGCACCGCGCGCGCAGCTTCCAGTAGGCGGCCGGCTCGAGGGTGCGCGTCATCCGGCGGATCCGTTGAGGGTCGCGAGGGCGGCGCGGAGCTCGGCCAGGTCGGCATCGTGCTGCTGCCAGCCGACGATCAGGTCGGGCACAAATTTACTGTAATCGGTCGCCCACGGGTGCGCGAGCGATCCGTCGGTGGCCGTCTCGTCGGTGCCGGGCACGACCGCGCGCGGGTAGAGCGCGTGCGCGTCCTGCGCGAAGATGCCGCGGTCGGCCGTGCCGTCGGCCTTCCACGTAAAGTCGTGGATGACGAGGGCCCGGAGCGCCGAGAGGTCAGCGGCGGGGCCGGCATCGTCCTTGAGCCGCTGATCCGACGATGTGGTATAGGCCACGGTGGTCGCGCCCGTCTGCTGAATGAAGCCCGCGAGGCCGCCGACATTGTTGTAGAACAGCAGGAAGTAGAGGCTCGGCGTGGCGCTGAGATTCTGGAGACCGATCCCGGCAATGTGCACGCTGTTGTCGGCCGCGACGAAACACTGACTACCGCCCGCAATGCTGCTGCTGGCATTGATGCAGACGTCGCCAAAAATCGTTTGCTGGTTGGTGAAGGTGTTCCCGCCCGCGAGTTGCGCGACCTTCGCGAGGGCGGTATCGATCTGATTGTAGAGATCGGTTTTCACCGCGTTGTTGATGACAGTACCTGTGGTACCACTTCCGTCATCGTCGATCCAGGCCGTGCGCGTGATCGTGACTGCCATTAGAAGGCCCCCTGTCGCAGCAGTCGCAGCATCTCTTCCGCCGAGAAACGCAAGCTGGACGCCTCGACGGTGTACGTCGGGTTCAGATTCGGAATGTTGAAGCGTGCGACGCCGACGCGTTGGATCAGGAAGTCCCCGCGCAGATTGACCGGCGGGCCGAGATTGATCGTAACCGTCGCGCCGGCCTGCGTGTTGAGGTCGCGGCACACGTAGGACACGGTGATCACGCCGACCTTGCCTTCGCTATCAAGCGCGGCGAGCAGGTCAAGCCGCGCCTGACAGCGGGCGACGCCCTCGAGGTACGACAAGCGGCCGTCTTGGATCTCGTCTTCGATGATCCCGTCACTCCCGGCGAGCTGCAGCCGCACGGCCGCCTGGGCGTCGAGGTCGTCCACCTGCACGAAGAGGTTGACCGGGTCGCCTTTGAGAATCTGGTACTTGATCACACCGAGGCCGGTCGCCGGAATCCCGGTCAGCATGGCGGCGGCGACGACGGTGGTGTTGTACGTGATCGTGGCGGTGATCGCGCCCGGACCGCTCGGCGGAATCCCGAGCAGGGCATTGCCACTGATCCCGGTATACCGGACGTTCTGCGATCCGACGATCGCCCACCCGCCCGTGGGCCGAAACGCCGCGACCGTCGCGCACGGGAGTGTTGGTGAGCCGGCCAACACGTTGCCGGTCGGTTGTTGCAGTAACGAAGTATCACTGGTCGGCGCGTTCGCCCCGAGGGCCGCGTCGGCCACGATGTCCAGGTACGTGGTCGTCGTGTTGTCGCCGAGGATGACGATCGCCTGGAGCTGGATCAGGCCCGCCTTCGTGCGGTAGAGCCCGCGCGCGATCACCGACGCCGCGCCCAGCGGGATCGCGGACAGTTGCACTTGCGCGGCTTGCGCGGTCCCGACGGTGAGGGCCAGGGCGCCGAGGCTGGCGTCGGGGACGGTATCGATCACGTCGGTGGTCGTGTTGTCGGCGATCGTCGTGACGAGCTGCAACGGGCCGCCGGCAGTGTTGGCCGGCGTGCGGTAGACCTTGCGCGACACCACCAGCGCATTCCCGATCGGGATCTTCGTCAGCGGGATCTGGTGCAGGACGGCGTTGTTGACGGTCGACGGGGCGCCGCTCAGGCTGGCGTTGGGCGTGGTGTCGGTGTACGTGCGCGTCGTGTTATCGGGGATATTGGCCACGAAGCGGAGCCCGGCGCCGCCAGAGCGGCGATAGAGTTGCCGCCAGGCCCCCGCGCCATTGGGGCCAGAGACCGTCGGCAGTCCCGACAAGTGCACCGTCTGATTGCCGCCGGTGGTCGTGTTCGCGCCAGGCGGCGCGGCGCCGAGGCTCGCATTGAGCGTCGTGTCGGTGTAACTCGTGGTGGTGTTGTCATTGAGGAGGCCCACGAGGCCCCAGGTGCCGACGTTGGTGTAGCGATAGAGCTTGCGGCCGATCACACCGGCCCCGCCGGGCCCCGTCTGAATGCCCGAGACGTGGACGGTCGCCGCGAGGGTCCCGTTGACGCTCGGCGCGACGGCGCCCAGGCTGGCGTTGGGTGTGGTGTCGGTATACGTGCGCGTCGTGTTGTCGCTGATCGTCGCCAGGAGCTTGAGGCCGGCGCCGCCCGATTGGCGATAGAGCTTGCGCGCGGTCACGGTCGCGTCGGCACTCGTCGGCAGGTTCACCAGGTTGAACGTCCTCGCCACGGGCCCGTGTCCCGGGCCTGGGTAGACGCCAAAATTCGCCGGTTGTCCCGCGACTTCGATCGTGAGCGGCGTCGTGGTCGGGTTTGCGCCAAATTGCAGGCACGTCCAACTGCCGCCATTGACGCTGACGTACAGGCGATAGCTCGAGCCGCTCGGGCCTGACGCCGGGATCGTCACGGTCCGTCGGCAACAATTCGGGGCGCCAGCCAGGGCGGGTTGGATCGTCTGTTGGCCGGACGAGGGCCCCATCGTCGAGAGGTCCGAGTAATTGACGTTGTCGGTCGCGTACGCGAGGGCATAGGCGACGGCATCCCCGACGCGGCCGCTATTTGCGCCGGGCGTGTAATTGCCTTGGGAGGGGTACTGTTGGCACGTCGGCGCGCTCGAGGGCGCCGATGTCGGTGGGCCAAAGTTGCCGGATGTCGCGGTCGGGCCAATCGGGCCGGGCGTGGTTTCGCCGCCACTCCGGACGAAGGTGCAGGCGTAGGCGTGGCTGCCGTCGTCGATGCCGCCCCCGGCGGCGGTCGATCCGACATTCGGGGCCGTCGTCGGCGGCGCGACGATGCCCGTCGTGGCCGGTCCACTCAAGGGGCTGAGACCGGTCTCCCCTTCCGGGCGCACGAAGGTGAAGGCGTAGTAATGGGTGCCCAGATCGGGGCCGGGGCCGGCCGTCACGGATCCCGCGCTCGGGGCGTTGGCCGGGTCGGCGATCGGGCCCGTCGTGATCTGCCCGCCGATCGGGCCCGGCGTCGTCGCGACGCTGCCATAGAGGACGAACGCGACGGCGTAGTCGTGCGCGCCGGGATCGGGGCCAGGGCCGGGATCGACGCGGTCCGGCGTCGGCGCCGTCGTGGGCGGATCGAGCAGGGCCGTACTGGCGGCGATGCGCGGGCCCGGGACGGTTTCCCCAGTACTGATCACAAAGCTGATCGCGTAGTCATGCACGCCGGCGTCAGGCCCGGAGCCGGCCGTCGGGGTGCCCGCGGTCGGGGCGGTCGCGGGCGGGAGAAAGACGCCGACGGGGACGGTCAGCCGCGGCCCGGGGATCGATTCGCCATTCGTCGTCTTGAAGGTCACGGCGTAGTCGTGTGTTCCGACGTCGACGCCGGCCCCCGGCAACAGGGACGCATTCGGCGTCCCGGTGGGCGCCGCGCCAGGGCCGACGAGCGAGCCGCCGCCGCCCGCGTCCAGGCCCGCATACGTCACGCGCTGTTGCCCGACGAGCACGACGCCGCCCGCGGCGAGATACCAGGCCGCCGTCTCCACCGGCAGCAGAGTCTCCCCAGGCCCGATCTGGTCGAGCGCGTTCGAGCCGCCGAAGTTGCCCAGAATGCGCGTCGCGACTTGCGAGAGGTCGCGCGTCCAGTCGATGGTCTGCAAGGTCGGGTGCACCGCATTGACGATCCGCGGCGCCGTCAGGGCGGTGTTCTCGAAGAACAGATGCACCACTTTCAAGTAGTCACACAGAAAGTCCCCGCCGACGCGCTTCGCGAGCTGCGCGAAGGCGCCCGTCAACGATTGCTCAGTGAAGGTGATCTGGTCGAGCCGCTCGGCCCCGATGTCGGGATCGACGCGCAGCGTGTAGCCCGCCGGGGCGGACGTCATCAGGCTGGCGGCGATGGCGGCGACGCTGGCGTTGGTGTAATTGCCCGACACCTTGCGCCGGTCGAGCGCCCACGTGTAGTCGATGCACGACACGTCATAGAGCATGTTGCGGTCGACGGGCTTCTTGGCGTAGCGATGGCGGGTGCTGAGAATGGTCCCGCCGAATTGCCGTTGCAGGTTGTTCTTAGAGCCGAGCGTCACGACGACGTCGGCGCCCTCGATCGGCACCCAGCCGTACGCGGTAAACGTCAGCGTCACCGGCGTGTTGTTGATCGCGTCGGACTTGGTGACCGAGTCAGCAATCACCCCGCCGCCGTCGAGCCGGCCCCAGCCCCGGTGGATGCCGTCGATGCTGATAAAGGGCTGGCTGCCGGTGTAGTTCGATCGGGTGGCGCCCGACCGCGCGAGATTCGAGATCGCATACAGCGGGACCTTGGCGCCTTGCAGCACGGGATACCCGGACCGCGTGGCCCCGGATCGCGCGATGTTCGAGACGGCGTTGGTCAGCTTCATGTGCCGTAGGGCAGGCGCACGCCTTGCCCGCGCATCAAGCTGACTTGGGCATCGGCGACGGCGCGCGCGATGGCTTCGGGGGTGCCGAAGGGTTGCGTGACATGAATCGTGATCGACACGCCGCCGCCGCCCATCCGGCTATTCGGAATGACGTCACTCCCGCCCGGCAGGTTGACGAGCTCGGGGCCGCGCTCGCCGACCACGGCCAGGCCGCCACTGAAATTCTGCACGCCGCCGGCAAACTGCGGGAAGCTGCTTTTGCCCGAGTAGAGGTCGTCAAAGTTTTTGGGCACTTCGCCGTGGGGCCCGAGCGGCACGCGCGCGCCAGTGGGGGAAATGAGATAGTTCTGCCCGAAGGCCTGCTGTTGCGTGGAGCCCGGTAACTTCTCGCCGCCTTGGAGCGTCTCGAGCGCCGCCTGGCCGGCCGCGGCCATCGTCTTGACGCCCTCGACGGCTTTGCTCGTGATGTCTTGAATTGTCTGCCCGGCCGTATAGTCAATCTGGCTGGCCTTGAGCGCCGTTTCCTCGTACACCTTGTTCGAGAACTGCGTCACTTGTTCGGCCGTCGCGCCGGTCTTTTGAAACGCCGCGATTTGCGCGTCGGCCGCTTCCCAGAGCTTCTGACTGGCGTACTCGCCCCGCGACATCGTCTGCTGGTTGTACTCGTCGGTGAGCCGCTTATCGATCGCGATCAATTGATCAGCGGCCTTCCCTTCGCCCTCGATCCGCTTTTGTGACGCGTCATTCTCGGCCTTACTGAGGCCGAACATGTTCGCCTCGTAGCTCTTCGCGTGGTTCCCTTCGATCTCCTGAATCCGCTTGTACGCCGCCTCGTACTGTTTCACCATCTCATCGAGCGCCTTGACTTGCGCGGCCGAGAGCTGCGGAAAGGCCGCCGCCACCGTGGCGATCGAGTTTCCGGCTTTGAGGTAGTACTCGACCTGTTCCGCGATCTTCGGGTTGATCTGCGACACGGTGTCGGCGTACGACTTGCCGGTCGAGTTCAGTTCGGCCCACGCCTCGGCATACTTCTTCGCCGCGGCCTCGGCCCCCTCTGTTTCCGCTTTCGTCGCATGGAGCCCCTTCTCGAGGGGCCCAACGAAGTCGTCCACGCTGGTCTTGATCTGTTCGTTCGCCGTCGCGAGGGCCGCCGCCATACCGACGCCCATCGACGCCGAATCCTTCATGAACTGCCAGAAGTTCTGCCAGCTCGACGTGATGTGCGTCGTGGTGTCGATGGTGCCCGCGATGATGGTGCCGGACACAATGACGACGGTGTTCCGCAGTTTCGTCCAGGCATCTTCCGCCCGCTCGAGCGCATCGACGGTGGCATTCGACATTTTTTGCGCGCCGTCGGCCGCCGCCCGGAAGCCTTCGGTGATCGCCGGGAGGAGCTCCGCGGCGCTCTTGCCGAACAGTTTCAGCGTGACATCGCTGCGCTCCATCGGGTCGGGGATCTTGGCGATCGCATCGGTGATCGCGAGAAACGCATCCTCGGGCTTCATGTTGCGGATCGTCGCGAATTCCAGCCCGGCTTTGTTCAACGCGTCGACGGTGCTCTTGTCGCCTTCGGCCAGGTTCTTGTTCATCTTCGTGATGGCCGATCCGACGGCATCGAGCGAGGATCCCGCCTGCTCGGCGGCGAACTTGAACCCCTGGACCGCCTCCGCGGAGATCCCCAGGCGCTCGCCCATGTCATGGATTTCGCTGGCGGTGTGGAAGATGCTCTCGCCAAAGGCCACGATCCCGCCGATGCTCGCGGTAATGCCGAACGCCGAGAGGTAGCCTTGCGCGGTGCTCAACGCGGACGACCACGAGCCCGTGGCATCCGCGGCGCCCTTCGTTTCGTTCGCGAGGCGCTGCATGTCGGCGGGGACCGTCTGCCCCATCTTGGTCAGTTTCTCGGCGCCCTGGGCGGCCATGTCCGACATCCGCGCGAGTTCTTTTTCGGTGAGGACCGCGGCGCCGCCGACATCTTCGACGGCCTTCGTCGCGAGCATCGCCTGTTGGACGATCTTTTGTCCCGAGATCGAATCGGCCATCTTGTTGAGGGCCGTCTCGGTCTTACTCGCGCCGGTCTCGAAGCCTTTGAGCGACACCTCGGCCTGCGCGCACGCATTCGTGAACGCGGTGAAGTCGGCGTTGAAGACCCCTTGCAGCGGCATCGGTCAGTCTCGCTCGCGCTGTTGCTCGATCAGCATCTCGACCAGGACCTCGTAATCGTCGAGGCTCAACGCTCGAACCCACTCAACACGCCAGCCGCAGCGTAAGGCGATGGCGAGATCGCTGGCGATGTCATCGCGCCATCCCGCGCGTTTTTTCGGGCCTCGCGCCGTGCGCTGATCCGCCCTTCGTGCGCGTCGATCGCCCGCTCGATTTCTAAGTACGTATCCATGTCCAGTTGATGGAGCCCGCTCTCATCAAAGGGTTCGGGACGCCCGTCGAATCCCACCATCGACCAGCCGGTGACGTAGGCGAGGATCCGCGTGGTGCCCACGCGTTCATAGTCGAGCGTCGGCAGTTCCCCGACGCGGGTTTGCTTGAAACGACAGGCGTCCACGTGGCGTTGTTCTCCGGCGTTCAGTTCTCGCTTGACCTCGATCCATTCGCCGCCGGAGAGCGGAAGCCGTTCCTGTTCCGGCAGCACGAAGCGACATCGCGGATCCATACTGCGCCGTCTCCTTTACTGTTCCGGTGGTCCTAACTGCGCGATGAGGGATGACCCGCCGATCTGGATCGACTGCACGCCCCACGCCCACATGCCGTCACGGGCGCCGTCGCGTGGGGCCGTGAAGAGGAGCGGACGTTGCCGCGCCATGAACGGCTCACACCGCTCAATGGTCGCGGAGAGCGTCCATTGCCCCTTGACGCGCACGATCGACCACGTCTTGAGCGTGACCGCCGCGCGATAGCCCCACAGGATCGACGCCGCGGTTCCATGGATCCGCAGCTTGTCGAACATGACGCCGGCCGATCAGGGGCCGACGGCCATCGTCCACGGCCCGCCGGCCTTGAACGTGCTGGTGATCTTCGGGGCACCTTTGACGGTGCAGTCGATGTCGGCGTCGAGATAGGCGAGGCCGCTCCACTTGAACAGGGCCTCGGTGGTGTTGGGCGCGAGCTCGAGGAGCCCGGGGACGGGCGCCTTGGTCGCTTCAAAGATGGTGGTCTCGGCAGAATTCCAGAAGCCGCCCAGGCTCCCGGACACGTCCGGCAAACCAGGCACATACACGAGGTTGTCATCACCGAAACAGGTGACGTCCTCGTACGTGTTCTTGAAGGAGGCTTTCCACGTGTTCAAGCTGATAACTTCGACCGGCGTGGTCCCCGCCGCGTCGTAACTCACCTTGCCGTATCGTCCCGTGAGAATCGCCATGTTGTGACCCTGCTTTCTGTTCGATGTCCCCGTTTACGCCCCGGGAATCGAGGCTTGCACGCGATAGTGCCCGCCGCGGTGTTGCCAGCGAATCGTGTCGTCGACCGCGTCGACTTCCGTGTAGCGAATGCGCGCTTCCCGGCACGTCACCATGTGCACATAGCCCGGAATCGTGAGCGGCACATCCTCGAGCACCGCCTCAATGCGCGCCGCCGCCGCTTTGACGTCCGCCCCGGTCGACACGAGGCCGACGGCTTTGACCAGATACAACACGTCCTCATACCCGCGGCCGCCGAGGACCGGCTCATCGTCGGCGGTGACGAGCGAGACGATCACGAAGCGTTGCGCCTTCGCCTTCGCCACGTCGAAGTACACGCCGTCGGGCATGAGCGCCATGAGCGTCGCGTCCGTGAGGAGCGCGGTGACCACGGCGTTATCAATCTCCGAGGAGTCGGGGCCGGCCATCGCTACGGTTCCCCGGTGACCTGCAGGCCTTGCCGCTCGAGCAACGCGCGGAGCTGCTCGTACATCCGTTTCCGATACTTCGTCATCGCGCGCACGAACACATGCGTTGGCGGCTGCGCGGTGCGTCCCCACATCTGGCCCGTGCTCTTGCCGCTCGCCCAATGCCGCGCCTGCGATCCGTTCTCGAAGATCCAGGCGTGCTTCGCGGTGCTCTTGATCAGCGCGCCGGCGCCGAACGCGCTGGTCGACGTCGAGAGGTACAGGTGCGCCGCCAGATTGCCGCTCGCGGCGTGTTGCTCGTAGACCTGGCGCACCTCGGCCTCGGCCGCCTGCGCCGCGCTGGTGACATCGCCGGCCGCTTCGCCCGCGAGTTCAGCCGGCAGATTCCGCAACGCCTCGCGGAGTTCATCCAGTCCGGTGAAGGTGAACCGGTTCGCACTCATGCGACGACCTCCGCGCACACGAGCTCGAGCGTCCGATGGTGTTCGTCGAGGTCCCGCACGGTGAGGATGTTGAACACCCGCGCCGCCAGCGCCAAGCGCACCGCGGTCGTGACGTCGGCCCGATACCGCCCGCGCGCCAAGTGCGTCTGGGTCGCGATCACCGTGCCCGCTTCGCCCATCTCGCCGCCCCCGCCTCGTCGCCCGGGCGCCGCCGTCAGGCTGACCGACCAGGTCGGCGGATCGGCGTCCTGCCACGCCGGGGTATACCCGCCGTCGCCGTCTGGCGTGCCCGCAGCCGGGACCTGGACGGTCACCACGGTGCGATACGACCCGGCGCCGGGGGTGCCCTTCATGCCATCGCCACGTCGTGATAGGCGCGCAGCAGCTCGCGCACGAGGACACTGGGGCCGCCGTCGGTGTCGGGCCGCGGCGGCGGGTCGAGGTCATCCCCGCGAAACCGATCGAGCTCGCCCACTTGCACCAGGATCGCGGCGACGACGACGGGCGGGACGGTCGCCGGGGTCCAGGCCGCGACGATCGCCCGCGACGCCGCCGTGACGCTGCACCAGTTGAGAATGTGCGCCTCGGCCTGGTCGACGAGCGCCTGCGTGTCGACGTCCTCATCGGTCGTCGTGATCCGCAGTCGCTGTTTCGCCTGGTCGAGCGTGACAAACATCGCCACGGGTCACCGCCGCCGCGTGGCGTCATAGACCTGTTGCCAATCGGCGCCGGGCGGGCCTTGCGGACCGGGGCCGCCGTCCTTCCCGTCCTTGCCATCGCGCCCGCGCTTGACCTTGAGCGTCCAGGCCTTCGACCCGTCGCCCGGTTTCGTGGCCGTCGTCGTCTGGCAGTGCCACTCCGACCCGCTCCACGTGACGCTGTCGCCGGGGTCGTACGTCTTCCCCTCGGTCCACACGCCGCGGTAGAGCGCGACCGGGAATACCGCCGTCCCGATTTCCTTGACGCGGGCGCCTTGGGCCGCCGTGATCACGAACGACCGCTCGTCGCGTTGCGTGACACTGAGGTCCTCGAAGCCGAGGCCGTCCACGCCGTTGTCGCCATCGCGGCCGGCGGGTCCTGGCGGGCCGGGCACGGGCGCCAACGTCTCGAGCACGGCCACGCGTTCCCGCAACGGGCCGACGGCGGTGGTCTGCGTGACGACCGCCGCGAGTTGGGTTTCGGCGACGGTCATCCGGTGCGCGAGCGGGCCGACCATGCGCGCGACATAGTCGCGTATCACGGGGGTCATCCCGTGGACGATGGCCGCGAGTTCCTCAGGGGTCATGCGGCCAGCGCCTTCGCGAGGAGGTCGCCCACCAGCATCGACAACTGCCCCGGCGGCAGGGCGGGCGCCGCCATCGGCGCCGGTTCCGGCGTGCTGAACGGATCCGCCGCGTCGCGCTGCGCCAGGGCCTTGAGGCTGAACATCTGCTGCTGCATGTACGGCGTATCGCCGCCCTCGACGGGGCCGAGGCCGAAGTACCGCAAGCGCGCTTCATCCGGCGACATCGCCCCGGCGCCGATCGCATCGGCCGCGGCTTTCGTCTTCGTCGCCGTGTCCATCCAAATCAGATCGTCGATGTCGAATTCGGTCCCGTAGTCGGTCCCGGCCAGGCCGAGGCCGTCATCGAGCACCGTCTCGAAATTCGTCGTCAACGCTTGGATCGCCTGCGAGTAATAGAGCTGCGTCATCGCGTCGAGCTGTACGCCGCGCGGAATCTCGGCCGCGCCGATCATCCAGGCCGGCACATGGAACACCGAACAGACGTTCTCGGCCGTCCACTTCAACTGCGCGATGAGCTCGGCGTCGACCGGATTCGTCGTCAACTGGTTGTATTTGAGGTCGCCGGCGATGGCCGCGACGGTGCCCGCATTGGCGGGACCGCCGTACGACTTCTGCCAGTTCGCCCTGACCTTCCCGAGGTCCTCGTCCGTCATGCCAGCGGGCCCGATCAAGATGCCGCTCGGCCTGGCGCCGTTGGTGAAAAACGCGCCCGAGACGTTCTGCATCGCCTGGCCTTGCAGGGCGGCCGACGCGCACGCGTAGATCGGCGACATCCCGACGAGCGGGTGAAACAAACACACCATCCGGTCGTGGATGATCTCGGACGCCGGCACGATGAAGGGATCCGGGATGTCCACCAGCGAGCCGCTCAAGTTGTCCCGCTGCAGTTGGTAGTAGATCCCCCCATCCGGCGCGATCAGTGGGAGCACGCGCATCGGGTCGAGCACGTAGAGCGCCACGACGACGCCACGCGCATCGCGCTCTTTCAGCACGTACGTGTTGCCCCAGATCAGCTTCGACGTGATCCACTGCTCCACAAACTTGCTCGTCGTTTGATAGCGGTTCGGCTTGCGGAGCACGGGCGAAAAGGCCGGCGAGGACGTTTCCGTCCAGATC